GCACGTACAGCGTATGCCGTTAATGGGAATCACTCAAACGACGCGACGCTTGTAAAGAATTTTCATTTATGGGGAAGTAAGAATAACATTACAACTGCTACTATACACGATAAAGAAATGTCGTGATTAAACCGGGTTAATTGCTGGGAAAACCTGTTAGGTCAATCAGCAGCCAAGCTTAGATGGTGACATCTTCGAAGGTTCAACGACTAGGATATACAAACTCTATGAGTTTATGAAATCCGTAGGAATCAAGTGATTTCGAAACGCCCGGAAGACATTATGTCTTAAGATATAGTCTGAACTGCACGGTAACATGCAGACGTTATTTATAGAGTGTGATATGGAAGAAATTTGGAAAGCCTATAACAGGTACTATGAAATTAGCAATCGAGGTCGTGTAAGGAACTCAGAAACTGCTCACATTCTTGCACAGAATGTTAACAGTGGAGGATACTGGTATGCAACCCTAAGTCGACCCACAAAATATAATCTCACCGTACACAGAGGAATGGCTATTCTATTTATTCCAAATCCCCTTAACAAGACGCAGGTCAATCATATTAATGGCAATAAATTAGATAATTCTATTGAAAATCTAGAATGGGCTTCTCAAGAAGAAAATCTAAAGCATGCTGTTGATAATAAGTTAATGCCCCAAGGCACCTCTAGCTACCTTGCTAAATTAGATGAAGAGAAAGTGGAGGCTATACGTATATCTCTTTCAAAAGGTATTATGCAAGCTGCTCTTGCCAGACAATACGGTGTGGACAGAGGAACAATTTCCGGAATAAAGCTAGGAAGAACTTGGAAGCATGTAAGGCCTGATCTCTATAAATAACTGGCAGAGAGTAACGAACTCTGTTGAACATATTGGCCTTCTTTACGAATGCAGGCGATCTTCTTAAGGCCAAGTCAGCCTTAAGAAAATTATATGCAGATGCTGTTGAAAAGAATACAATTAAAGCAACACTTGACGAGATGCTCGCAAGAGGTTTGCCTAAAGAACTGTATGACAAATATCTGAATGAAGCTATTGATATCGGTCTTATACCTGTGGTCGGCCGCTCACGTATCAATGGAAAGCTTCTGACAGAAGAAGATATATTAAAAGCTACTGATATTTTGGAAGAATTGCCTCCTGACTTTACCTCGAACCGTTCTTGGTACGGTATAGGAGGTTGACGAGTTGTACTCATTTATAGGCTGTGCCTGGAGAAAGTAATGTCTGTTGAAGATCTGGAAAACCAAACCCCTACTGATAGTGACGATGACAAGGATCCTATTAACAAGATCGTTGCTGAAAAAGTTGAGGAAAGTCTGAAGCCTATCAAAGGAAAGCTTGATGATGCTTATAAGAAGCGTGATGAAGCTATTAAGAAGGCTGCAGACCTTGAACAACGCCTTAAAGATTTGGAGATTGAGAAACTCCAAGCTCAAGGCAAAGAGAAAGAAGCTTTGGAACTTCAACTCACTGAGGAACGTGCACGTAGAGAAGCTCTTGAAAAGCGTAACACAGAGCTTAGTCGTGATGTTGAAGTACGTAGTTTGCTTAACGCACTTCCTTTTCGTAATGAAAAAGCTGTTGAGCTTGGTTATAAAGAGATTGTATCTCAACTTAAACAAGATGAAAACGGTCTTTGGAAGCATGTGTCAGGCAAATCTATTTCTGAGTTTGTGAATCAGTTTGTTCAAGATTCAGATAATGCATTTTTGTTTAAAGTTAAAGCAAACTCTGGTAGTGGTACTAATAGCCCTGCTGGAGCTCCTGATACCACAAAGAAAAAGTCGCTTTTCGAGTATAGTAACGAACAATTGATCGAACTTGCTCAAAAAGGACAATTAAGGAAATAATAAATGAGTGTTACTACTAATCTGGCTGGTGCCAGTAATTATGTTCTGCAAGAAGCTATCACCGCTCTTACCGATGAAGCTTATACCTCTGCTCGTAAACTGAGCAGCACTGGTATTGTCGGCAGCAATCCGGATATTGATACCTCGACCGAAACCTTCATTGGCCAAATCCGTTGGAACAAGCCACTGAACCCTGTTATCAACGTTGCTTCGCTGACTGATGCGACGGATGGCACGCCGACTACTACTGCGCAAGACTACCTGAAGTATATTAAGACTCTGCGTACGCATGGCGCTCGTAAGGTCAATATGCAACAAGTGGTTACTCAGCAAGATGGTCTCGCTAAAGTCAGTCGTGACTTCTCTGAGACACGTGCCCAAGACGAACATAACGCTATCCTGAGTGTTCTGCGTGGTGTTGCCCTGTCGGAAGCTCTTAATGGTGCTGCCGCTGCTTCGGGTCAAACTGGTCTTGGGGGCCAAACCTTTGACAATGATCCGACCGACAAGCGTTATGGCTTTTATGTTGATCTTGGCAACAACAAGCTGATTACTGACGCGACCTCTGCCGTTCAAGGCGCGGCTCGTGCTGAAGGCTTCCTGCAAGCTCTTGGCAAAGCCTACAAAGACTATGAGCCGGAGTATGCCTACCTGATCTGCTCGCCCGAAACAATGGCTTCGCTTCGTTCGGCTAACCTTGTGGACAGTGATCGTGTGCAAGATGGCAACATCATGTTTAACACGCTGTTCCAAGGTAAGCTGCGTCTGATTCAGACTCGTGCTACGCAAGGGTTCAGCACTGCCGAATTGACCAAAATCAATACTGGCGCAGGTGTTGATATCACCGGTCCTAAGACCTCGTTTATCGTTCTTCCGGGTGCTCTGGCTATGGAAGGCCTGTCTGTCCCGGTTCCGACTGAGATCGAGCGTGTTGCTAAGTCCTACAAGGGCGGTGGTACGACTGATATCTGGTATCGTTGGGGTTATGTGCTGGCTCCGGCTGGTTATGACTGGGTTGGTCCTGAGAATGCTTTCCCGTCGGATGCTGATTATGTGAAGGCTGTCGAAGGTGGTACCGCCAAGACACTCACCACTGTTGCCTCTGGTACACTGGCTTCGACCACTGGTATCTGGAACCGTAAGTTTAGCTCCGCGCTGAGCCTGGGCATCCTCCCCGTCTTCCACGCTTAAGAGATTAATATGGCCTTAGTAAAGGGAACTAATTCATATGTAACTGTAGCTGAGGCTGATTCTTATTTTGCTGAGAGGCTCCATTCTGAGACTTGGAGTGGAGCTTCTCCTACTGATAAAGAGAAAGCTCTTATTACTGCTACTGGCCTTTTAGATCAGAGACCATGGGTGGGTGAAGCAGAAGATGAGTTACAACCTCTCGCTTTTCCTCGTATTGGCTATTATTATGACCCTAAATATGGTCGTGATTTAGCCCTGATTGATATACCTGAAAGGGTGATTAAGGCTACATATGAGCTCGCGCTACATTTATTGTCAAATGACGTTATGGCTGCAAGCAGTACTGTAAAGAGCTTGTCAGTTGGTCCTATTAGTCTCCAACAAATATCAACTTCAAAAGAGCCAAGTAAGCTTGATGAATTGATATCACCTCTACTTGAGAATAGCGGAAGCTTCAATTGGTGGAGAGCTAACTAATGTCTCTAAAGAAATTAGTTGAAACGCAAGTTAAGAATGCTTTTAATCTTATCGGTGACTTGAAAGACTCTTTTGTTTTTTCAAGAGAAGCTAAAAGCTTTAATAGTAATACGCTCCAAAATGAAACAGTAGGTATAAACTCAATCACTATTTCAGGCATCTGTTTAGAGCGCAGAGATAAAAAAGGATATTATGCTGAACTTATTATACAGAGCGACTCCTTAACTGATGTAGTTCAGTACACTACTGTCTCAGGCCTTGGGCGTTCTTGGAAGATTGTGCCGCCAGTTGTGGATGATGGTTATATAAAAACTATTAGTCTTCAAGAGGTGGCTTCAAGAGGTGGCTAATGTATGAAGATGTATCTAAAGCTATTTACAGTTTATTTCAAACTTCGTCATGGCTTTCAAACGGGCTTTTAATTGTCCCTGAGGGCTTATATGAAGCTCCTCAAAAATCCGGTGTAGTGAAGATATCTTTCTCAGGAATTGATAGTCGTTACTATAGGAAAGGTATTCTTTATATTATCATTCATACAGAAATTAATAAGGGTCCTGGAGATCATTTGCATTTTGCTGATTGCTTAGACAGCCTCCTAGTAGGTAAATCAATGACAATCAATAATTTTTCTATTCAGTTTGCTGAAAGCAAGTTGAATGGTCTTGGCAAAGACACTGTTAACGCAGCTCTTGATAGACACCAATACTCAATTAATTTTACTTACGCTGGAGTTTTATAAATGGCTCATATTCAATCAATCGGTGCGGGTATGTTCTCGGATCTGTCTGTTGCAGTCCCGACTACGGCCCCTGTTTTTGCTAATCTGGATACGGAAGGCGAGTTTAATGCGCTTTTCGCTAGCGAGATTCAATCGGCTGGAGGTATCCTTGGTACGAACACGTATGTTCGTGTTAAGAACGTCCGCGAATTCCCTGCGATGGGTACTCCGCCTAACATTGTGAACGTTCCGACCTATGGTCAGAAGACTTCGCAGCAGATTCAAGGTCAGTCGGATGCGCCGAACCTTGAAATCACGCTTAACTACGTCCCGGCTGAGTGGGCTTCGGGTAGTGTTCTCGGTAACATGGTTGGTGACGGTAAGCAGTATGTCATGCGCTTTGCCCTTCTGAACGCCCAACCGCCTGGTTATGCGAGTACTGGCGCTAATAACCTTGGCGGCTCGTCCGCTTCAGGCGCAGGCGCTGTTGAAAACACGGTGTATTACTGGATTGGTAAGCTGGAAGCCCTGGTGGTGAACCCGCAACTGTCGGATGCCAACACTGCTACCATCACGCTGTCGCTGCAATCAAAATTCTTCGGTGGCTACACCATCACTGGATCGGCTGTCTAATTGACAAGAGAGGGAGGGATCCCTCCCTCTTTTACATAGAGAAATATATGGATAAAGAAAAACCCTTTTCGATGGGCTATGTATTGCGCACTACGGCTAAGCATATGCGTAAAAGCATTGACATTAGCATCCGCAAGACTTTTGAACGCATGAGCGAATTCCCTGCAGGTTCGGATCGCTCTGACGAAGTCTTCAAGACGTTGGCGCACCTGCATAAGATGAGAAAAACGCTTGATGATTTTCAAGCTATCAACAGTGAGTTATTTAAATGATTGTTCCAAACAAAGGAAATAAAATGGGTATTCAAAATTTGGTTGGTAAGCGTATGACTCGTGATACTAAGTTCATGGGCGAGACTATTAAAATCAGCAAAATGAGTACGAAGCAAGTTCTGGAGATTCAGAATTATGCTAAAGAAGCTTCCGACGAAAGTCAAGAAGGCCTTGAAGTGCTGAAGCGTATCATCCGTAATTCCGTTGAAGGTGCTGATGAGCTTGGTGATGATGACTTCCTGAATTTCCCTATGGATGAACTGAACAATCTTTCTAAAGAGATTATGAAGTTTTCCGGTTTGGATTCTGAAGCGGGAAAGTAAGGTTATCTTCTGAGGAGCTTGAGCTCTATGAGGTGGCATACCATTTGCGTATGCCACTTTATATGCTAATGGAAATGCCTTACGATGAGCTGCTAGGATGGTTTGAATATTTTGATCGTCGACCTGTAGGTTGGAGAGATGATCTAAGAGCTGTTCCTATGTTACGCACGCAAGGTGTCAAAGAAGCCCCTGAGAAGATTTTCTCATCTCTGGCTAGAGTATTCAGGAGAGAAGAGCCGAAAGAAGAAGGGCGAATTTCATTCGAGGAGTTGAAAAACTCTACGTTCTTTTCTAAGATGCTTGGCGCTACAGGAGGGGATCAGCTTGAAATTTTTAAAAATTGATTATAAAAATATCGAAAAACAATTAAAAGCTGATTATGCTAGTAACGAAAGCGTTATTGCAAAAGCAGCCTTTAAAAAATTAGTTGAGACTACCCCTGTAGATACGGGGAAGGCTCGGGACGGTTGGAAGCTTACTAAGAAGAGCAAAGGATTTTTAATAGAGAATCCTGTCTCTTATATTAAAAAACTTAATACAGGGAGCTCTAAGCAAGCTCCAGCTATGTTTATTGAACAAGCTTTATTAGATACAAAAGGTATTAAGCCTGATAGTATTTCAGTAGCATATGATGAATAACCCGGCGATGTTTGCCGGGTTTTTAACAAGGACTTTTCATGTCAGTTGAAATTGATATTCAAACAAGAGATGATCAGCTCCGAAAAGATGTAGCTCGGATTAACCAAGAGCTAAGGAAAATTGCGAATAATGCTGGCCAAGTAAGCCGTAGTTTAACTAATGCTTTCTCGGTGAATAGCCTTAATAAGCTTTCAACAAGTGCTTTAGCTGGTTCACGCAATTTAGGTGCGTTAGAGCGAAGCGCACAATCTTCTTTCAGGACGATAAAGAAGGAAGGAGCAGCCGCCGAAAAAACTACTAATGCACTTGCGAGTTCTTTTAAAAATCTAGCAATAACTTTCGGAGCTGCATTCTCCGCACATTCTTTTTATAAAGCTGGTGATGAGCTTGTTGCAATGAATAACAAGCTTAAGCTGCTTATAAGCGATACGCGTGAGTTTGCAAATGTACAAGGGCAGCTTTATAAGATTGCTGCTGAGACTAGAGGTATGATGAGCTCTAGTGTTGATGTGTATTATCGTTTCGGTAAATCTCTAGAAAGAACAGGGATATCTCAAGAGCGTTTACTAAAAGTAACTAAAGCAGTCAATCAGGCAGTTGCGATCTCTGCCCAACCTATAGAATCTACAAATGCGGCCCTTTTCCAATTAGGTCAAGGCCTTGCTGCAGACGCACTACGTGGCCAAGAACTTAATTCTGTTCTTGAGCAGCTTCCTATGTTAGCAGAAGTCTTGAAAAGAGACTTAAATTTAACTTCAGCAGAGTTGCGAAATTTTGCTGAACAAGGAAAGCTCACTTCTGCTGTTGTCGTCGGTGCGATTGAAAACCAATCAAAAATGCTTGAGAAAGAGTTTGCCAAAACAGCTGCAACGGCAGCGCAAGGCGTTGCAAGACTTGGCGGCGCTTTCAAGAAAGCAATGGGCGAGCTTAATATTGGACTTGGAGCTAGCAACAGTCTATATAAATTTTTCGACAGCCTTGCATCTAAAATAGATAAATTGGCACTTGTCGCTGGACCGGGTTTATTTGCTGTCGGTAATTATCTCAAGCGGTTCAGAAGAGATGCTGAAAAAACTTCTACAGAAGTTGCCATCTTGAAAAGAACATTAGAAGGTGATATCTCTTTTTCTTTTGCAAAAGATCTTATAAAAGCTTACAGACACCTTAAGCCAGTCATTAGCACTGTTACAGAATTTCAAGAAAAGTTGTCTGATATTTTTGACAACTTGTCTAATACGTTTAGCGCAGGGTTTGGTGAAGGGTTGAAAGACTTCTCCGCTCCTTATATTGACGGATTAAAACGTATTTACGAAAGCTTCAAGCTGCTTGGCGGACGTATTAAAGAGTTGCTTCCGCTTCTCCTGCCTGATATTCGGGGTCCAGTTGAGACAATATTTACTCAAACAGATAGAATTGTAAAGACTGGTTACCTAAAGCTAATGGGTACTTTGACTGGAATGGTAAGGTCTAGCTCGAGAATAGTAAAAGGTGCTTTAGAATTCTTAACCGCATACCAAATCAGTGACTCTCTTATTGAGCGCTCTTTCTTAAACCTTATGAGATCTTCATCTTTTGAAGATGTTATTGTCAATTTCGAATCTCTTGCAGAAGCTATTAGTAGCACAAGATGGGAAAACCAACTCACCTTCATAAGAGACTTCTCACAATCTCTTAAGCGTATTGGCAGGGATATTCAAGATGTAATGCTCTATTTCGGAATATTTGAAAACAGATTATTACGTATTGGTAACATACGTCTAGACCGCCTAGCCGAAGGTTTTGAAGTTGTAGCACGAGCCGCAGAAGAGATATGGTTGTCATTAATTAGACCTAAACTCATGACAACTTTATATGTGCAGATTGTTGAAGCACAGGCAAGGATTAAAACCTTTGTTGAAGGTATTGAAGGCACCTTTAATGAGAGACTCGGACGCGCTCTTGTCAGAAATCTTATTCAGGTGTTTAAAGTTGTTGTATCTGGTATTCGTGGAATTATCTCCGATCTGTTCGAAGGCAAGGTAGGTAATATAGACCTTTCTGAATTATTTGTATTCAAGATGGGTGCCCGTGTTTTTGAGTCTATCAAACAAGTTTTTATTGGCGCCTTCAAAGAAATCTTCGATACCATAAGAGGGAGCGCAACATCTGCTTACGCACAGATGGTAGAGGAGATTGATTCATACTCTAAGAAGCTGTTTGCTGGTGCTCTGTCAACAGTAATTGCTTTTGGCGACGCAGTGAAAGATGTCTTTTATGACATATATGACAAAGTAGTAGGGAACTCCTACTGGCCAGATATGATTGACGGAGTTAATAAATACTCTTCTAAACTATCTGCATCAGAAGCCTCTATAAGACAATTCTCATCTAGAATTAAAGATATTTTTAAGGAGCTCTATGCTAAAATTGCTGCCTCGAGCGCAGTGGAAGCGATAACAGTTAGAGTTCAGGCAAAAGTCGCTGGTATAGACTTTAGCTATCTGTCTGCTGAAATAAAGAAAAGAGTTGCTGGCGCTGTTATTGCCGCATTTGGTATTGCTCTTGGAGGCGGCTTTAGACGTCTAGGCATTACTTATTTCTTTGACGATTTGATGAAGCCCCTTGTAAATGCTCTGGGCGGTGTTGCTGAACCTATTGCAGATTTTTTGGCTAAAGGTGCAACTCATATTGTCGTTGTATTAACACAAGGGATCCTTGATTTTGTTAATGCAATGGTGCGAAATATACCTCAGATCTTAGGGACTGTCCTAAATTCAATGGCAGGTATAGAGGGGTACTTTACAAGATTGATGGGGTTAGTAGGTCCTGCAGGTCTTCTTACAACTTTACTCTTAGGTCATGGGTTTCTTTCAAGCAAAGCTGAAAACAAAATGGATGCTTTCTTGGGGATGTTCTCAGGGTTAGGCGCATTCTTCCAAAGCTTTATTCTTAGAGAAACTAGAGGAGTTCGTGTAAATCCCTGGGCAGGACTTATTGTTGAAAATCCGAACAAGCAACTGTTGTTAGGTGGTCTAGTTGCTTTGTTGTCCTCTCTACTTGATTCTGTCAGTTTATTAACGGCTTCGTTTATCGGGGCGCCGATGATAGCTACAGCTTTGTTAGGAGGTAACACAGCAGGAGGATTGCTTAGGAATATCACGCGTGATATTCTTACAGGTCTTGGTTCTTTGTTTGGTGTAATCCTGTCATATATAACAAGACTATCTGCAGGAACTTCAATTGGTGATTTTCTTTCAAATATTTTTAGCGGAACAAAAGCTTCTTCGGCAACGATCAAGAACTCACTGAAACCATTAACAGATTCTTTCAGTTTTGTTGCAGAGTTTCTACTTGAGTCTTTTAGAACTCTCCCGACTCGCCTTCAAGATTATATTCAAAATAAAATTTCCTGGAAAGATCTTTTGTTTGGGACTGAGACAAAACAAATTACTGATGACTTTGGTAATATTATTGAAGTGTCTACTAATAACTGGTCTAAATTTATTAGTGAGGTAAAAGACCGCTGGTTAGGATTAACGGGGCTTGTGTCTAGGTCTAAACTCTGGGAAAAAATGTCCGCAGGTTTTGGAGAAGTAGCCTCAGGGTTTTCTGCTTTATTTAGCAATATTGATATTGTAGACACCTTTAAAAGTTATCTAGATAATGTTACACAGTATTTTACAGGGTTTAGAAATAATCTTCAAAAGACTGCCTCCCAAGGTGGGGCTCAAGGTCTTGTAGCAAAGTTATTATTTGCTGCCACTTCACCAGCAGCAATAATTACGGCGCTAGGGGCACTTGCACTTGCTTATGCTTCCACTGCAAATGCATCACAAGGGTTTGTCAACTCTGTTGTTAAAACCTTCAATGGGTTATCCGATCTTGGAAGGAATATTGTTTTCGCTATTGTCGCATTTAGCGCTTATAAAGTTGCAATGTTTTCATTGATCAGCTACCAACTTGGCGTCGCCGCCGGCATTCGCTATCTAGGAACTTCTCTTGTACAGCTTAAGAATGCTGCTATTGTTATCGCAACCGTGCCTATTATGATAGCAAAAGCTATGTCAGGACTGTACGCGACAGTTGGCATGGTGTTAGCAAATAAGACAGCGTGGGCGACCATCTTTAGCGGGTTAACGAGCATATTTACTGCTGCGGGTTATGCGCTAGGTGTCGCGTATGGAAAAGCTATCGCATTAGGTTGGAAAGGATCTATAGTAGCATTCGGGAAATGGATTGTAGCAGCTGTTGCAAGCATCGGCGCTACAGCGTTGGCCGCTATCGCTGTTGGGGCTAGCGCATTAGGTGCCTTGTATGTTTACTTTTTTGGACCTGATGGCACCTTCTTAGAAAAGCTTGGATGGGCGTTTGATAAGCTAAAAGAAATGGTTGGATTAGGAGAAGCTCTTACACCTAGGCTGAAAGGACTAGTGGAAGCATCCCCTTCAACACAATTTGGTGATCAATCATACTCCGTTCGTCCGCAGCTAGAATCAATAGATTATGCAAAGATGTCTAGTAAGGACTATGAGTTCTTACTAAAAGTCTCTAAAGAAACTGCTGACGTTGTGCAACAAACAGAAGAATCTTATAAACGTCAATCTTACTTGACTGCCGAGCAGCTGAAAGCATATAATCAAGCTGTTGCCTATCAACAAAAATTGTTAGATATAGCGCCTAAAACAGTTAATGTGACAGGTATCAAGAAAGCTTTTGCAGAGCTTAACGCGGCCGCATTAGCTGCTAATACTTCATTCGAAGGACGCCTAAAGAAAACTTTAGAGAATACTTCCGAAGTATATGCAAAGTTTTTTGATAGTTTTCAATCTAACGTTACCAAGAAAATTGAAGAAGGCGCACTGATTAGCCCGACTAATTTTGCTCTTGAAGTTTTTACAGCTGTACGTGAAGCCTTTCTAGCGGCTACTGACAAACCTTTATCAGTTCAATTAGAAGCTCAGCTGAAGATACAGCAGCAAGTAGGTGCTTTGAGTGATGTTGATCAGTTAATGACGCAAGGTGAGCAGAAATATCTTGCTGAAAGAATGAGTAAACTGGCTGAACTTCAGACCAAGTATAATCGACAAAAAGGCTCTTTCTTTTTCACAGACGCTGCAAAGGCTGATTTTAAAGCCTTAGAGCGCGAACTTGTAAATGTGCAGAGTCAAGTTGACAATTTACTTGCACATTTTGCTTCTGCTAATCCTCTTCGTTTTCTTGTAAGAAACTTTATTAAAGATACTAATCTATTCGCTTCGCGTGCAAAAGATATCGGCGGAATAGATAACATTGAATTCTTTAATAATAAAGATCTAAAACAAGCTGAGATGCTTATCATCAGTATCCAAGAAGCACAAGCTAAATTGACTGATGATTCTGAGCGCGGGCTGAAAACTCTTGATGAGCGTAACGTAGCTTTGAGAGAAGCTTTACAGAAAACTCGTCAATTGGCTGTTGTAAACGAACAAGCGAAGGCTAGCGCATTCACAGAAAGCTCTTTCGAATTCGGTGCGAAGATAACTGGTATCGATATTGAAGATATTCGGAGCACTTTTAAAGAAGGTGTTGAAGGTTATGATGAATGGTTGCAAAAAGCTTTTGAATTGCAAAAGGTTCAAACAAATATTGCAAACATACCTTATGATCGTGAAAATGCAGCAGAAAGAGAAAAGTACCAGATTGAGTATTTGAAGTTAAAAGCTGATGAAAAAGCTCTGATTGAAAAAATCCGAGCTTTGACAAGTCAATCCACAATAGGAAAATTCAATACTGCATTATCTGCTGCAGGTTTCGAAACTTTCCCGGTAGAACGGTTTGCCTCTCTTTCTAAGAAATCTTATGATGAGATCTATGTCAAGGCTGATCGCTTGAAGATCTTAAACGAAGAGATCCTTAAGCATCGTGACTCTAAGACTTTTGATGAATTAAAAAATCAAATCAAAGAGATCATGACGTTGACACAGGAGCTTCAGAAAGCTATAAATGCAACACTTTCTCCGTCCGCCTCGATGGCTAATCTTCTAGGTACTGATATCTTCAGAGGAGCAGTTCTTTCCGCAAATCCGCGAGCTAGATCCTTAGGTGAACAAAAGAAGGCTATCTCGGAACAGCTTTTTGATAATACCTTGCCTCCTTTGCCAGATAAGATGGTTGCTGCATTAGGACAACGAGGTGAGCAGATTGATTTAGAGATCGCTAAGCTTCTTGAAAAACCTACTCAACAAAAAGTCTCCATTTTTGATCGCTTTAATAAGTTCCTCGAAGGTTCTAATCTTCAGCTAGATCTTGGGTCTTTTATGAAGATAAAAGACAGCGGTTTAGCAAAAGCTCTTATCAGCCAGGCACATCAAATCGCTAAGACTTTAAACAGTTCTGGAAATGCTTTTCTTTCCGATCCTGCTTGGGTTGCTTCACAGCTTGGTGCACTCGATCGTATTCAAGAAAAACTTAATGTTCTTGTAGAGACTTCTTTGGTTTCTTTCCAAAGTAAACTAGACTCCCTTGGAGAGATTGGCCTTGATATAGATATCGAATCCTTCTTAGCACTTGGTCCTGGAATTACTGATGATTATATAATCATTGCTCAGGAGATGAAGGCTATTAACCGTATCCTGGCTTCACCCAATGCTGGTAAGAAAGAAATTGAAAATGCTTTAGGCGCGTACCAATCTCTTAATGAGCTTCGTCGTAATATGTTTAAGCGTGATTTTTCTGCAGGAGGTCTTGAGGAAAAGTTAGGCGCTGTCGTTACGGACCTTGATTTCTCAAATCTTTTCAAGATTCCTAAAGAGTCCTCTGAGCAAGCTGTAGCAATGCTTCAAGAGATTGAGAAGCTTGAAAGTCTTAAGCGTACATTACCTCGGAACCAGTTTGCACCTTACGAAGCGGCCTTGCAAGAGTTAAAACATATTCTCAATAAAGAAATGAGAGAGGCTATAAACTCTGTAAGTTCGATGAGCACAAGTCTTGCTAATGATCTCAGTAGTGTTGGGATACAGGTGGACCAGGGCGTCGCTAATCTTATTGGAGAGGATCTTGCTGAGTATATTTGGGATCAGATAGATGTAATTCATGATAATCTTGAAGTTATTCGAAAAGGAGCTTCTCCTGCAGAGGTAAATGCTGCCCAAAAGATTATTGATGATATTTCTGATAATATCAGAGATTCTTTAGATAATCTCAAATATGATGCAGCCAAGGAAGCAGGACAGAGAGCTAGTGAAGATCTCTATAATAGCTTAAGCGATGGTCTGAAGGATACGCTAGCAAGCAGGAAATCATTTAAAGATTTCCTAAAAGATCTTCTTGACGATTTCACCAATACTATAATAGATACCTTTGTAAATGGCTTACTAGATCCTTTAAAAGGTGAAAGAGGCTTATTTAAGCGTATATCTAAAAATCTTTTTTCAAGTATTTTTAATCTAGGTGAAGAGATTCTACCTGCTGAGAGGTCTGATAAAGAGACTCCAAAACTTGATGGTGCAGTGCAACAATTTGATCTAGCAAGCTCAAGCATATTCACTAAAATATCAAGTGGATTAGAAATGGTGCTAGGTCAATTCGGATTAGGTGTTGCCAAAGGTATTGGTACTATCTTGCAAATGCTGAGTGGTGGCGGTAGCGGAGGCTTCAGCTGGCTAGGTGCAATTGTAAACATAGGTATGGGAGTAGCGGGAGCTTTCAGTGGTGTTGCTCCAGTTGTTGATAAGTCTTTTACTCCAATACTTCGTGCTGCTACAGGCGGATGGATTACTGGGCCCGGCACTGAAACTTCTGATTCTATACCGGCTCTTTTATCAAACAGAGAGTTTATTGTAAAAGCTAGTTCCGCAAAAAGATTCGCTCCTTTGCTCGAAGCAATTAACGAAGGGCGCCTTCCTAAATTTGCAGAAGGTGGATGGGCTGCGGGAACAGCTTCTATGTTTAATGACATTAAACCCTCTACTTCTATTTCTAACTCTAGGAATGCAACAGTCAATATAAATATAACTGGTGATATCTCTAGACAAACTAAATCGACTATCTATGAAATGCTTCCTGATATTGCGAACGGTGTCAACGGATACAATCGAGAAGTTGGATATCGAGGATAACTTTTCTGCATTTTCAGGGGTTAGCAGGTTCGCGCGAGATGCCCCGGTGGCGGCCCCGCTGCGGCCCAAGTAGGGGAGCCAGGGCGCGGGTGCAGCCGCCCCGCCCTGGCCCGGTCTGGCCCCGCGCTGCGTGTTTCTGCGTGGCGCGGGTGCTGGTCGTCCGAGTTACCAACTTTTGACACCTTGGATGCAAAGGATTAATAAATATGTACGGAATTCTTGAAAATGGAGAATTAATTGCAACATTCGCAGCGCCTCTAACTGTTCGTAACAATCGTCCTGTTTTCGCTTCTGACAGCCTAAGTCTTAAGCGAAATGTAAATGTTCGACCTGCGCAGCGTTGGGAGATACAAGCCAACCTAGTCCCTTTAAGTACTAATGCAAATGAATTGTTTGTAAAAATAACTACTTCAGATCACTATCAGACGATTGATGTAAGAATGCCCCAGAATACAGGAAGTGTTCATAATAGAGTAAAAGACCCCAACACTTGTTATGCTTCTGGGTCTTTTAACGGAACTTCTGTAAGTGTCTTGACAAGTGGTACTATACCCTCGGGAACATTTATTAGGTTTGGAAATCACTCAAAGATTTATTTAACAAAGACTCAGAGAGTTGGTGCAGGGACAATGACTATCTATCCTCCTCTCATTCAGTCTGTTGTCAATCAAGTTTTATATTGGCAAGACGATGTTGTTATGCCGTGTCTTGTAGACTTAGATACTACACTCGGTATGGTGTATACTGATGGTATCTTAATGGATCTTGGAACGATTAAGCTTGTGGAGAAATTATGATCCAATTAAATGCACGTCAATTGGAACTACTAGGGCAGCCTGTTATAAATGCCTTTCATTGTGTTCAAATAGGTAATATGCGCTTTACATCTTATCCCTCGGATCTTGTCCTTGGAGGTCAGATGTATTTAACTTCTAATGTTTTATTTGCTATTGAGCATCCTAGGATGACGAGTGTTGTCGATAGAGATCTTTACAAAATTGTTCTAACTGATAGTGCTTTTAGTTTTGGAAGTATTTATGAACAATCTTTGATTGGAGCTGCTGCGTCAGTTAGACTGGGTCTTGTTGATTATAACACTAACGAGCCAGATGTGAACAATACTTTTATTATTTATAAGGGTATCATTCAAGGCTTTGATTATGAGATCGATACGGCTGAAAAAGGTGAAGTGACATCTACGATTACTTGCTCAAATCCGATGGCCGATTTAGACGCAGTTAAACCCTTCTATACAACAAAAGATTTTATTCGTCAGCTCAATCCAGAAGATTCGT